TACAAACACAATTGAAAAGTACGAAAAGAAAAACTTTACCGAACTATTGGAAGGAAGCAACATGACCCCATCCAAGTTTAAGCAAATCGTAATTAGCGAATTAAAAAAATCACCCAAGCTTCAAGATGCTTTTGTTAAGAATCCAGCTTCTTTGTTTGCCAGCATATTACATTGCGCTGAAATGGGGTTGAATCCAAGCCAAATGGTAGGCGAATTTTACTTAATTCCATACAAAGATATAATTACACCAATTTTAGGATATAAAGGCTTATTGACCCTCCTAATGCGTTCCGATAAAGTAAAGAAAATTTGGTGCGAAGTGGTTTACGAAGATGATGATTTTGAATACGAATTAGGACTTGAACCAAAGCTTATGCACATACCCAATCATGATGCAGTAAGAAATTCAGCGACCATAAAATTTATCTACGCTTGCGCTAAAATTCAAGACGAAATAGTTTTCAAGGTTATGTCTAAAAAGGAAATTCAAAACATAATAAATATGTCCAAAGTTCCCAACGACCTATACTTTAACGACAAAAAGGATAGCGAGCAGTGGATGGCTAAAAAGACTGTTTTAAAGCAATTGGCTAAACTAATGCCTAAAGATGATGATAGGCTCAAAAAAGCGGTTGCTATGGATGATAATGTAGAAGGTGGAAGCTACCTAATCATGGATGATAACGACAACGTGAGAGTTATTCAAGGTACGATTTTAGGCAAAAAAAGTAGTATATACGAAAAATTAATGCAACCTAATGGTACTAATAACGAAAGTTCAGTATCTTTGGAAGGTAATCTATCGCTTCTGTAAGCTACATTGTTACACTTTTTTCAGATACACAAAACTTATTATTAGTTTTAATTAAAAGGAAAGGCTATTGTAATGCACAATAGTCTTTTTTTTATGGCTCAATGTAAATTTTGAAGTAAACGTTAGTGTTTGAGTTAACGGCAATGTTAGTTCCACTATAATAAAACAAATCCAATCCCAGTGTGTTTAATGCGTTCACTACACCCGAAATACTTAGATCAGTCAATGGCACAATTACAAAAATAGATGGGTTTGAAGGCGAAGCGTAGTTAAGCCTAACTTGATTTATACCACCACCCCAATTTTCCGTAGATAGGTCAAAAGCATAAAGAAAGTTCACATTATTAGCTGAATCAATGTTTGCAATACTCCCAAGAATGTTAATGTCTTGTGGGAAAGCAGTATTGTTTTCTAATTTTAGGTTTATGTTTTGCTTAACTGGTTTCATATCTTTTTGTTTCTTATTAAGTAATATACCAACAAACTTATTGCTACCAAGCTTGTCCAACGAATTACTTGTGGACTTGCATAGGACTTGTATTTAGCAAAGTTAACGAAATGTTCGCAATTGAAATTTATAAAGTCGTATTTGTAATCCTTTAAAGTTTTTTGCAAATCGTCAATATCATGTGTATTCAAGTTTGTTTTTTCAACACTAACTATATCCCTACCCTTTATCCATTTTTCAAAAGGCTCTTTAATAACGTTTCCACCTTTTGAGTTAAACTTATCTGGTTGATTGTGCAGAATAAATATTCCTTCTAAAGTAATATCTATAATGCCGTAATGATAAATAATAGGCAAAATTTCGGATTTTACCTTAACCAAGTCGCCAGTTTGTAGTTGTGATATAACGTATTCCCTATTCTCGATTCTTATTTTATCGAGTGCGCCACTAAAGTTCTTCGGCATAGTTACCAAAAATAAAGTCGTTGAAAAAAGTGTCTTTGCCTTGTAAATACAATTTATTTGTCAAAGCTTCGGTTTGTATAACCAAAAAAACAATTTCATTAGGGTTAAGTGTAGTGCTTAATGTGGTTCTACCATTTAAAACAACATCATCCTTAACTAAATCAAAATTTAGTGCAGTTTGGTATTGGTATGGGTCAACTGGCATAACTTGAAAGAAAGATTGCCGAGTACCATTAACATCGTATTCGTTAAATAGCAGTGGATTGGTAAATTGAACCAATTGATTTGCTTTTAGGTACATGGTTTTAATTTTATACACCCAACTACCCATAGAGTTAATTAATGCGTTGTAGCTTGTTGCATCCAAGCTACTCACAGTAACTACACCAGTAGGGTAAGTTTGAGTTGTTGCAAAATAAATACCAGCCATGTGTTATGCTTCTTCGGCAACTACTTTGCCCGATTTGTCCAATGCTCGTAGTTTACCAGTTTTTTTATTTGCTAAAATTTTCAAGCCGTAATCTTTTAAAATCATAGCGTTAAGTTTGTCCAATTCTCTTTTAGGCTCTTTGTTAGCGATAGCATCCTTCATAGCTTGTAATGCCACAGTTGCGTTTTCTTTAGCCTTTAAATCAGAATCATTTGCCTTTTTAGGTTCAGCATATTTTACATCGAGTAAATCTTTTACTGAATTTTTCATGCCCTTTGGTCTTGCAAGCCAAAGAACAACAAGTGCTACCCCAAAGGTTATCAATAAAGTTTTTGTTTCCTTATCCATTTCTTTTCTTAATCAATTTAAACATTACAAAGATAAGCGCAAATGCACCTACTCCCAATATTGCATACGAAGTATATCGTCTATTTTGAATTTTAAGTAAAGCTTCGTTGTGTTGTTGAACCGCTAAGTATTGGTAAACCAAACTTTGTCGTTGTATTTCACTTTGAATATTTTGTAGCCTTTCTTCAAGTTCTTTTTGTTGCGCCAAGCTTAATTTTTCAAGCCTTTCTGCTAATGCTCTTTGTGCTGATGCATCTTCTTTTGCAAATGCACCGCCAATAATTGAACTAATTAATGCGCCAGCAACCGCCCCTCCTAATTGAGCGCCAAGACCTAAACCGCCACTTTTTGGTATAGCACCTCCCGAAGCTGGTGTAGGTATAGTTGTTGATGCAGTTGGTACGTTTGAAAAAGTTGTTGGCGCTGGTGTAAGTGGTGGCATAATACTATTTTTTAGAAATTAAATAAATTCCGTAGAATAACCCCATACTTAATCCCAAGCCTAAAACGTATATCCAAGTATCTTTTAACCTTGCGGTGCTTTCAGTTTGTAGTAATTTACGATATTCTAATGCCGAGTTTAACAAAATTCCAGCTCTTTGACCTTCGCTTTGAGCCTTTATTTGTTCCATCGATAGCTTTTCATTCAAAGCCATTTGCGATAAAGCAATGTTTTTTTGTAATTCCCTTGCTCTTGAAGCTTCGTTACTACCCATAATACCACTTACTACCGAAGAAGCTACTGCTAATCCAATTGTAAGGGCAACGTTTAAATAACCTTCGCTTTCGTATGCTTCGTCAAATAATTGAGCAAAAGTCATGTCGCCAGAATAAAGCGCTTCAAAAGTCAGCGTATTTATTTCTTGTAAGGTAGTCTTATTAACGTTGATGTTGTAGCCACGTTCTTTAAGTAACGTAGCTACAACTTCTGGTTTATCGTATATAAAGTTTGATATTTTTTTAAAATCTGGACTTAGTTGTTCCATAAGTTGTGGTATTTCATTTTAAATCAACCACAATATTACAAAAATTATTAGTAACAATATTATTTTAAGGCATTTATAACATCGGAAACATTAAAAATTTCAGTAAGGTTATTGTATGGCAAAGTTGATATATCCTCGAATAACAAATGCTTTTGATAGTAGTTATGTTCAAGGTTAATCTCTTTGGTAGGCTCGTTTGCCACAATGTTTGTGTGCATATCATAGCCAAATACTTTTGGGGATGTTCCAATCCAACACGCAACACTTTGTAAGCCTAATGCGGTAGCAATGTGCATAAACGAACTATCAATAAGCAAACGCTTTTTAGAAATAGTTAGCATGATTGCAATACTTCGCCAGTTGTCCATAGCGCCAACAGTGTTTGGGTAGGTCAATTGGTCATCACGTTTAATGTGTACGATTGAGTAATCGGTTTTAAAGGTATTGATAACTTCTTCTACTACTACACTTGGTAAATCCCTTGTCCAACTATATTTCAGCGGTTGGTTTACTGCGCCTCCATGCGGTTGAATAGCCATGATTGGTTTTTCAAGTTTATAGAAGGGCATAAAATATTCTTTTTCGCCTTTAGATAGGAAAATTTCGGGCATTTCACCATCGTAGGTCAAGCCGTAGCTTTCACACCAAATTTGAATTAGGTGTTTTGATTCAGTAATGTAATCCGAAGTATGGTAAGGGTCGGAAACAAAAACTTTAGCATCTTTTTTAGCTATATACTTTTGATATATTCCAGCGGTTTGAGTGCTATGCAAAACCTTGTTTACGTTAGGGTTTCCAATGAATACATCGGGATAACCAGTAACCACAATTATATTGGCTTTCTTATATTCTTTTTTTATTGCTTTTAGGACTGCCGTACCCATGATTGACTTACCTAAGCCACCATCAATATTGAAAATTACTGTTGTTACCATACTAATCTTTTTTTGTTTGTTTTTCGGTTATTCCGTATTCTGAAAATGTGTACCACATCCTTTCATGGAAAAAATATATAACTGGTTTTAAGCAAATTTCGGTCAAACCAATACTGCCAGCAACCCAAAAGTTTCCAGTAAAGAAATACGAAATCAAGCACGTTTGGAACGTACCTAACATTCGGTAACTTACTGCTTTGGCAATGTGCCTTTTATAACTTACTGATTTTTCCATTTCCTTACAATTTACCTTCTTGGCGCATTTGTTCTCTAATCTTTGTAGCTGAAATATCACCAATTTTAGTTGGCGGTATATGCTCAATAATATCGTATCCTACACCTCGACCAAATTCAATTGAACAAATGTCGGGAATAACCATAACCTTAACGTTGCCAGTTTCTATAAGCAACTTGTAGTGTTCCTCAATATTTTCTTTTACCTCCTCTGCGGTAAAAGGATTTTTTTCATCGGGTGCTATATCTCTAATACAAATAAGTACGTTTTTGCCTTCGCCTAACGCTTGCATAAACAATTCTTGGTGGCCTAAGTGCAAAGGCTGGAATCTTCCGATAAACATTGCAGACTGACCATCTTTTTTCTCTAAAGAAGATTTAACATGAATAAATTTTTTCCATTCATCTTTTTGCATAATAACGTTGTTTTTATTTTTGTTAGTAACCATCAAACAGAAGCGAATAAAATCATTATCTGATAGTTTATTTTTCATCATATTTATCTTTTTATGTACCCACTGCACATTGCCCTCAATATAACCTAAATTACTATTAATTCTATCTAAAGAACAAGTTTGACGTGTTTTATCTTTTCTTATGGTGGAAAATTTTAAATCCAATCCAGATAATGCACATTTTTTGTTTTGTAATACCAATAAATCCCAAATATACTCTATGGTTATATCAAATTCTAAATTTCTTGCTATTGCGCCTCTTTTAATAGTAGTAAAAAAATCTAATGGGATTTCTTCATATCCTTTCCAAGAATGATGTTTTACATTAGACCTTATCCAATCGCAACCACAACTTGTGGTGTCGCCCCTTACTAATAACTTTCTTTTTAAAACCTTTTGATTTCCGCAATCACATTGACACAAGTATCTTCTAAGGTCATTTATTGTTTCAACATAATGTAAAGCAACTAATTTTCCAAACCTAACTCCAGAAATGTCTTTTGCAACACTCATTACTTGATATAAGCTATATTGTTTTCAAAAAGAATTTCATTTGCGTTGCAAACTAAGTGGTGTTTTACCCCTACATCCTCAAAAGTTTCAGTTAGGGTTCTTGTTTGGCAATTAACTACAATTTCCGAAGTATGAAGTTCATTACCATTGATAATCACCCTCCATTTTTTAGTACCATCGGTATCGGTATTGTTGTATCTAATTCTAACAAAGGAAGTTTCGTTTTCCTTTTTAACCAATACTCTACGACCTTCTAAAATGTATTTTTGAATAGTTTCTTTTGGGTCTTGTTCTGGTTGTGGTGCGGTGGTATCAACTTGTGGTTCTTCTACCTTTTTGGTTTTTTTAGTTGCCATTTTCTTTTTGTTTTTGTTGTATTTTTTCAAGTAATTCGTTCATTGTAGTCATTTCATCAACACCCGAAGTATCAATGCTTATAAAGTCAATCAAAGGTTCTTCGTAATTGCCCACATGGAAGTTCTCACGACCTCTTATATCGGTTGTGTGTACATAAACCTCAACAACATTATTATCAAGCTTTAAATCCTCACGCAAATCTCTAAAAGGCGAAACAACGGCTAATATCACATCGTGTTCTTCGTCTTTGTGTAGGAATCTTGCAATAGCATAGGCTTTGGAAATATTATCCCTCCTACCAGCTTCTGAATAGTCTTTGTTATTAAGAATTTTTCTTAAATCATCACCATCGATGATAAATACTTTTTTTTCGGGATTGTTAAATTCCAAAACGTTTTTTAAGTGCTTGGCTAAAGTAGTTTTGCCAGCATGGGGTTGTCCAGTAAAAGAGTAAATCATAGTAGATTAAATATAGTTGAAATATCGATAAAACCACGCATAGCTACTTTTGATAGCCTCACAAATCTCAAAACCTAAAACATCCTCGTAATCGTTGGGAAGTTTTTCAAATTTCGGTCTTAATTTATGGTCGCCATATATACCATGAATCACATCGTTTTCATGAGTAAGTTGCGATACATTTACAAAGTCATGCTTATCGTAATAATCATAACCAATGTAATCGTAGAATCGTTTCATTTCAACTTCGGGGTTTTCCATTAAATCTTCGTATCTAATGAACAACACCTTTTGAGCAATTCCTTGCCCCATAATATCCTTTAATCGGTCAATTGCTATACCTACTGGAACTCCATTTGCCCAAATATCCACACGCTTACGAACAGTTGTTCCTTGCATTTGCGAAGGGTTTTGAATGTAGTTTTCCTTTGTTGGGTTCTTACGGAAGTTTTTTTCCATAGAAGCAAATACGGCTCGTAAATCCCTCACCATACAAACGATTTTTGGATTAGGGAATAGTTGATTAGCCAAATGATAGCTAACACCCCACCCTCTATTCTTATCCAATATGTTTTGTTTGTCAGTTAAGGCATTGAAATAGCCATTTATCCCACCTTTAGCGAAAGATAGGAAAGCTTTGTCCATTAATGCTTGTTCTTGTGCTTTAAACTCTGGTGAGTGCGCAAACGAATTTTTTGCACCATTAACGAGTTCAAGTAAACCCGAAGTTGGTGTGCAGTAAAATGAAGGATTTTGTGCGACTAAATTAGAAAATAGCGTAGAACCACTTCTTGGTAAAGAAGAATTGAAAAAATAACTTTTTTCCATAGTATTGTTGTTAAGTTTCTTGGTGTATATTATGCTTTAGGCGGTAAGGCATCAAAAGCGGATTGCAATTCAGCAATCAAATCATCGATTTTAGTTTTTAAAGAAGCATCTTTTTTCAAGCTAAAGCCATCTTTACACATCCAACGTACATCATCGTAACCAAATAGGTTTACTGCATGAAACGCTTCAACGGCAGTGCTATCAGCTG